CCCAATATACAATTTAATAATAGAACAAAGAATGAAGTTTCTAACGATGAAGTAATCATTGTAAAAAACTTATTCAAACGTGCAAAAATTAGGGAAGATTTTGCTCAAGTTGCAACTGCATTTGAATACTATTCAATAACTGGTGACGAACGACCAGATCAAGTTGCTGAAAAATTTTATGGAGATCCAGAACTTGATTGGGTAGTTTTATTAACAAATAATATTTTAAATGTACAAGATGAGTGGCCTCTAAATTTAGATTCTTTTTACAAATACATGATTGATAAGTATGGAGCTGAAGAATCATTTGACGATGTTCATCATTATGAAACCATAGCAATTTACGACAGTTATAATAGAGAAGTTTTACCTGGAGGATTGTTTGTCGATCAAGCATTTTACAATGCTCCAGAGTTTGTAAGTATAGACGAAACTCCACCTGGAATTACATTTCCCCCTATTACGGTTCCAGGAACTCAAGCAGTTTTACTTCCAATTGTTGGAGCAGGATTTAGTATTGCATCTGTATTCATATCGCAACCTGGTTTAGGTTACTACACTAAACCAGATGTTTTCTTGAGTGCTCCTCCAGTAACCTCTAATGCTTCTGTAAATTGCACCATTTCAAACTTCAGGGTAAGTTCTTTTGTTGGGTTAGTTAGTGGACAAGGATATAATGCAAATCCTACCATTACTTTTAGTGAACCCCCAACATCCATTCAAGCTTCGGCTGCATGTACAATAGGTGGTAATTCTAGAGTAACTGGAATAATATCTCTTAATGGTGGAATAGGATATGGTTTAACTGCTCCTTCTGTTCAATTCCAATTCCCCACCAATGTTTTCACCGAAGGATACTATGTATCCAATTCTTCAATTTTAGTTGGAGACGGATTAGAAGGTATGTATGTACGTTCTGATGGTGTAAAAGTTTATACAGCAAGTCTTTTCAGTGGAGATAGAATTAGAGAATTTGATTTATCAATACCTTGGAATGTTTCTACTCTATCACAAGTAAATGGATTAGATGTTAGTGCAGATTTTAGTTATACTACTGGAGTTGAATTAAGTCCTGATGGAATTTACATGTTTGTTTCTGGTGGCCAATCTGGTTCATATAAGATTGTAACCTATTATTTGTCTACGGCATGGAACATATTAAGTGCATCAAAAATACACGAATTGGCTACAAATTCTCCAGGTGGAGTCAGATTGAAATCTGATGGAACCAAAGTTTATATTTTAGATTTGACCACTCCAGATATTATCAAACAATATGATCTGGGTACTCCATGGGATCTTTCTACAAGATCTGGATCTACAACAGGACAATTGGACGTTAATACAATTACTGGTGATAATAATTTATTAGGATTTAGTTTTTTTGAAAATGGAACAAAGTTATTTGCAATAGGATCTGACGTTCAATCTATTTTTGAATTTGATTTATCTAGTCCTTGGGATGTATCTACCGCCACTTATAAATTATCTTATTATGTTGGAGATAAAATATCGCAACCATGTGATATTTACATAGACTCCAATAGACAAAAAGTTTTCGTAGCAGGAAATAGTCCAACAAATTTAAATAGAATACATCAATATGAAGTAACATCTGCTGCAACAGGAATAGCCACAGTATCAAACAGTTCTGTATCTAATATCACGATAACGAATCCTGGATTTGGATATACACAAATACCAACGATATCAATATCCGCACCTTATCCACAAGTAAAAGCGACAGGTATTGCAAGTATTACTGCGGGAATAGTAACTGCTCTTTATATCACCAATTCTGGATTTGGATATACACAAGCGCCCACAGTAACCATAGAATCTGCACCTATTTCAAGACAAGCAATATTTAAATACTCAATGAATAATAATTCTGGAATAGCCACTGTACAAATTATTGATGGTGGTCAAAATTATGTCAATTTCCCATTCTTCTATGTTGATCCTCCTTCAGATTTAATTAACGTAGAAGTTGATGAAACATATTCACAAAATAATAAGACTTGGAAATGGACTGGAACAGAATGGAAAGAAAAAATAACCGAAGGTTTACAGTATTTTGATCCAACCATTAATACTATTCTTAAAGTTGATGGGAAAAATTGTTCAAGACCAGTAACAAATTATGAATATGAATCAAAATTAAATGAAGATAAAAGACAAATTTTAATTTTAAGACCAGAATATCTATCAGTTATTATAACTGACTTGAAGAATTCTATGAGATATAATAGAGAATCATCTGATTACATATCAGATAACTTGAAAAACACTTATAATCCAAAACTTACTGGAGTATAAAAAAGGAGGGTTTAAACCCTCCTTTTAGTTTATCAGGACTCAGCGAGTTTCTGGAAGTAACTCAGAGCATCATCTGCATCTTCATCATCTTCTTCCTGAACTGCAGGACGAGCAATCTCAAAGGAAGGAGTAGAACGCTTAGGGGTGGATTCACCACGACGTTCTGCTTCCCACTGTTCATCCTCTTCAACGGTCTCAGGATCTTGTCGTGCGGGAGCTTTTGCACCCAGGACATAATCCAGACGCTTCTTCAGTTCCTCGTAGGACTTGAAGTTTGATGTAGCAGCGAACTCATTGAGATCGTTCAGGTTCTTGTAGATGCGTTCCAGTTTGTCATCATCATCCAGAAGAGCAGAAGGTTTCTCAAACTCAGACTTATCGTAGTTCCAGTAACCTTCAACCTTACGAATCTTCAGTTTGAAGTTAGCACCAGTCCAGAAGTCAAAAGGATTGACGGCTTCTTCATCTGCAAACTGCGGTTGCATCGCTTCGGTAATCTTATCATAGATCTTCTTACCAAACTTGTAGAGGAACACACGACCCTCGTTCTCGGGGTGTGCGGGATCACTCACCACATAGATGTTGGCGTAGTAGGAGAGTTTGCGTTTCTGTTTCCGAGCAATCTCCTTATCACGATCAGATCCAGAGTTCCACAGAACACGATTATGTTCGGACACAGGATCTTTCTGTCCCAGAGTTGTCAGAGAGTTTTCGATGTACCAACCACCAGGGCCTTGGAATGCATGACTCCAGACTTGGGCCCATGGAAGTTCACATCCTTCGGGTGCAGGGAGGAATCGGATGACTGCGTAACCATTTCCGGCTTTGTCTACTTCAGGTTTCCAGAAACGATCATCAGCACCACCTTCTCCACTATTCAGTTTTTCGACTTGTTTGATCAGTTTTTCAGTCAGTGAACCAGCACGGGACTGTTTCTTGAGATCAGCAAAAGACATTTGTATTCTCCGTATTGAGTGTATTTGGCCTTTGGGACGACTTTAGTTTACCGTGGTAGACCGGGGTTGTCAAGCCCCATTTTCGTTCAATCTTTTGGCATTTCTTCTGGATTTTCTATTTGAAGTTCAAATAACAAAGGATGACACATCTCATCAATCAGATAATTTGACCAACGATACATGTCTTCAGATGTATAATATTCATTATTTTCGGCTTCTACCTGTATATATGGATCTTCTTGCATAATTAACGGAATATCATCAAATGTAAAAGGAATTCCATTTATGAAATACATATCTACAATCTCACCATTGTGGTAACAATATGCGGAGGTGATTTTGTAGTGGTAGGACATCTTACATATCTGCGATTTTATCTAGGCGTTCCAGAGTGGTTTCCATCTCTGCGAATAATTGGTTAACATTGTTTCCATCAAATCCCAGGAATTTGGCAGCTTCTTGAATTCTTTCTTTCATTTCAAGTGCTTCTGGGTCATCAGACAATGAGAGACGGAAGTAAAGATTCTTCTGTTTCTCCAGAAAAGTTCTCATGAGTTCCACATGTTCCTTCTTTTCTTCCTTACTCATAATAGGAGCTTTGAAGGTATCTTTAATAATTTGTTGTTGAAGTTCTTCCATCTCTTTGATGGCTTCCCTTACAATTTCGGATTGAAAAAATCCACTCACGATAAGATCTCCCCTTGTTCTAATTTTTCTAGAGTATTTTCTAACTTTGAAAATATATTATTAGGATCATTTCCGGAAAATCCTAAAAATCTTACTGTTTCTTCAATTTTTCTTTTCATTTCCAATGCTTCAGGATCATCAGAAAGAATAATATTGGAATAACATTTTTTTTGTTTTTCAAGAAAAAGTTTCATCAATTCTAAATGTTTACTTTTTTCTTCATCATTTACGTTTGGGTCACTAAAAGTTTCTTCAATAGCTTGAAGGAGAGTTTTATTCCCTAAGGATATAAAATATTCGGTGGATTTAACACCTTTATGATTAGAGATTACAAAATTTTTGAAAACATCAAGAATTTCTTTTATCTCATCAACTTCAGATTGAAAAAATCCACTCACAGTACGATCTCCTTTAATGTTTGGGTGTACTTTTCCTTATCAATATTTAGGAAGGACTTGTATTTTTTTATACGCAAACTGACGGATTCCCACACTGGATCCAATAGTTTTTTATCAAACTTCTTTGAGAAGTTGAGAATCATATCCATGATCACAAAAGTCTCTATGGATACGGCGTTTTGTAAATACTTTTTGAGAATTTCTGGATGAGATGAACCTTTGATTTCAAACAACGAATCAAAAGTATCTTTATGAAGAAACACTTCAGCCTCTGTTTTGAAGAGATAAAAGAGGCTTTGTGATCTTTTTAACCAGTTTGCGTAATTCTTTTCACCTGACTCAATGATTTCACCGATCCATAGTTTTGAAGGATCATCACATTCTACAAAATTAGCCAAGAAATATTGACGGATCTCATCATCAGACTTCTGACGAGACATGCGTTCAAAAAAGTAACGATCTTTTCTTTTGTTGAACGATTCTTTGGAAGCTCTAGACTTCCCACAATATTGAAAGTAATCGTAGTTTGGTTTAGTGAAATGATTCTTGAATGTCAGGTATGTTTTATATACCTCTATTGGCGTCATCAGAACATCAGTTTAGCACGACTTGTTTTCTTTAAAAAGTTAAGTTGAGTTGCCTCACATTTAATCTTTTCTTTCAGTGGTTTTGAAATCAGTTTAGACACCGATTCAAATTCAATACCATTTTCTTCACAATATGTGACAATAGCTTCAATATAATTGATTTTTGAAGTAGCTACTAGGTATTCAATGTCCTGAGCAAACTTGGACTGACAAAGAAATTTTTCTTTTATAAGTGAATTTACTTCCTCAGTTGTGTTCTGCATAGGTTTCTGTTTTGTATGTGACAAATTCTCTAATGTATTTGGTAAGAAGCTTAATATAGTAACCCTTGTTTCTTTTTTCATAGACGAAGCATTCTCCATTGTCAGCAACCATAATAGTAATCAGTTTTTGGACTGGAATACCAGTCATTTCATAATACATGCAAGCATATGCTGTTTCCTGGACAAAATAATTTTCAATCCATTCTTCAGGTTTAATTTTTTTTGAAGTCTTGAAGTCAATAACTGCGAGCTCTCCCTCGTACTCAGCGATGCAATCTACTCTGCCCGCAAGTCCCAAGTAGTCACTATAAAGTGACTTTTCTAAAGCATGTATATTATTTATACGATCTAGATAAGGTTTTGCCGCAAGAAAGAGAAACTTTGTAGTAGGCAAAGGATTATATTTGTTGATATCTTCATTCAACAAATACTTCTCTACAATGTCGTGAAACTTAGTTCCTTTTTCTGTTGCAACCTTAGTAATCTTGTTAGCTTCTTCTTCACCAACTTTCTTACGCCAGTCAATAAATTTTTGTCTTCCATAAAAACTAGTTACGGAAGTGATAGAAGGGTATAACTTACCAGAAGGGACTCGATAAAACCGAGTCCCTTCAACCATTTCTGCTTGTAAGTCAACTTCTTCTTTTAAATAATCTAAATGTACAAACATTACATACCTAAAGCCAGTTTAGTAACAATATAGTTTTTGACAAGTCCAGAACGAACAATATCATCAACTCCAAATTCCACAGTGGAAAAATCATATTCCATTGCACGAATAATTTTCATAAAATCAAGAATCCCATTTTTTTCATGGGTTTTAACAAGATCTGATTGGGTAGCATCACCACAAAATACGATCTTACTATTTTCACCAATACGAGTAATTATACTATCTAATTCGTGAAAGTTCAAGTTTTGCATCTCATCAACAAGAACAATCGCATTGTCGAGAGTAGTACCACGAATAAAGCTGGTAGACCAGAATGAGATTGTCTCCTGAGCTTTAAGGTTTCCATAAAGCATTTCAAAGTCTGCATCAGAGGGTAACTCAAACATGTACTTACACATGTTTTTGTATGGAATCTGATAGAGTGAAGACTTATCCTCGTGATCTCCAGGCAAGAATCCGATTTCTCTTGTAGCAACAAGAGATCTTACAATGTAAACTTTGTCATAGGGAGTTCTTTCATCTAAAACATCCTTGAGTGCTAGATACAATCCTACGAATGTTTTACCTGTACCTGCAGCGCCATAGGCAAAAATGTTTTTACCTTTTTTATATTCATCAAAAAATATTTTTTGATTATCAGTCAGTGGAGAAATATCCACCATCAAATCGGAGTTGATTGGTTTTTTGCGACGCAATTGTTTTGCGCTCATACCAATCCCAATATTGCCGTTAGATGTTTTTCTTTGTCTTGCCATTTAGATTTTCTTTACACGAGAACCAGGCGCTTTTCCGGCCTTAGTGAGAACATCATTCCAGCCTGGATTTCTGGAGATGAGTTTGTCTTTCCACTCGCCAACTTCACCAGAACCAGGACAGGTAGATGGATCACTCCAATCTCTATCCCAATCTGGATTATCTAACTTCCACTGAGACCAGTCATGAACACTCATGTTCACTTCTTTCTGTTCACCAGTGACTTTGTTTATAACAGGATAGGTCGCCATTTAAGTAATAAAATTCAATTATGATTTATTTATTGTGTAATTTTACGTGCAATATAATTCTGATCAGAGATTTGTTGCACATCCCATTTTATCACAGGTTCCACATAATAACCACTATTTTCACTCAGTTTGTATTTTTTATGATTCATTCTATTGTGTTTTTCTAAAAGTAGTTTGTGTACAACATTATCATCTTCAACATCATTATATGTTTTGATGTGATCTCTAATTGATTCTTCTAGAGTTTTGTTTTCTTTATATGCTTGAAACTCTTCTACTCGTTTCTTTGCTAAATGTGGTAATGAAAAGAGGGTTTTCATGCCAAATTTAATTTGAACATGTTTTAATCCCAAAAGAAGAAACCTTTCATATATTTCAGTATCTTCCCAAGCAGCATACTTGTTCATGTTTTCATTATAACCACCAATCTTGAAGTAATTTTCTTTCGTTATATACAAAGTTCCCCACAAGGCTTTAAGATACATATACCTTTGATAATTACGTGGGTCTTTACGAAATGATAGATCAGAAAAATTCCATGATTCATCAGTGCCAGTTAAAAATGATTGACTATCAATTTTATGATGATCGAAAAAATTAAAATATGGATTCATAACTGTATCAGAATCCAATTTTAAAATATATTCATTTTTAACTAAAGATGCAGCTAAGTTTAGTGGTTGAGGTTGATTAAAATATGGTTCATTTGGAACCGTAATTACTTTAATTCTTTTATCCAACTTGGTCAAATGAGCCACAGGATTATCAGAATTCCAATCTGTTATGATGATTTCATCAATTTCATCTGATTGAATCCATGAAGTGACTGATATAGCCAGGGCTTGACCTCTATTTTTACATGCGGATATTACTGAAATACTCATATCTTAACAGCTTCAAATATTTGATCGTCTATTTGGGTTACGTTCCACTTGTATATTGGTTCACGATACCAGTCAATATCAAGTTTAGAATCCGATTCGTTATCAAACATATCCATCATTTGTGTGACTATCGGATGTTCACTATGATTTTTAGTTCTGCATAGTTTTGCA